AACAGCAGCATTGATTCCAGAGGACAGGCACAAGAAAAGGAAGATGCAGATTCTATTTCCTCACATGAGTTTGTTTCTGACTGGTGCAAACCTTAGCGGTCTTCAATCTAAATCAATGCGTCGTGTGTTCAATGACGAGGCATGGCAATACAGATCTGGAATGCTCAATGAAAGTCGTGGTCGATTACATGACAGATGGAACAGGCAGTTCTTTGTATTGTCTCAAGCAGGAGTTACTGGCGATGATCTGGACAAGGCTTGGCAACAAACCGACAAGCGAGAGTTTTGTTTCACTTGTCCGAGTTGCGGGATTGTCCAGCCTTGGCAATGGTGCAACGTCAAAGGATTTGATGACGAAACAAAATCAAATATTGAAAGAGCAAAGGCAGCATACATTTCATGTCAAAATGAGGAATGCGATTATAGGATAGAAGATTCAACTCAGCAAAGAAGGCAACTGGCTGAGTCTGCTTATTATGTGCCGACCGCAGCAGATACTGCACTTCCGTATGCCATTGGATTCCACTACAATGTTCTCTGTAACTGGAGGAAACCATTGTGGGAGATTGTGCTTTTGTGGCTAGATGCAAAGGAAGCCTTGAGGCATGGCAATACAGATCCGCTCAGACAGTTTATCCAGAAGCGATTGGCTGAACCTTGGCAGGAAGATATTACCGATAACAGGCAAGAACTTGTAGGAGGAGGATATCTAATGAGCGAATATGCCGATGGGAAACTTACCGATGAGGAAGGAGTAGTTAACGGAATCAGATTCCGATTTATGACAATCGACGTTCAAGCAGATCACTTCTGGGCAGTTATTCGAGCATGGAAGCCAAATGGAGAAAGTATGAAGTTATTCTTCGGAAGGCTTGAAACAATCGACCAAGCAGATGAACTTGCAAAGAGATATGGCATCACACCAACAATGATCGTGATGGACTCTGGATTCGCCAGCGATATGGTTTATTCGATCTGTGCTAAACGTAACTGGACGGCATTGAAAGGTTCAGCAAGAGACAGTTTCCCTTGGGCAACTAAGGAAGGCAAAACCAAATTGCGACCTTACCAGAGATTCTCAACGGCAAGTGCATCAAACGGAACTACCTGTCGATTTGCTCATTGGTCAAGTGATAGGATCAAGGACATCCTGTATGCACATCGAACTGGAAAGTCTGGTTTGTGGTTATTGCCAGATGATGTTTCTCCAGAATATCTAAAGCAGATTGACGCTGAAACAAAAAGAGAAATAACCAATAGCAAAACGAAGCAGGTTGAGTATCGCTGGGTTAAGACTAGACAGAATAACCACGCATGGGACTGTGAAGCGATGCAGATTGTATTGGCTTTAAATCTCCAGTTGATTCAAGGATTTGATCTTTGACAAGAAGGCGTAAAGAATGGGAGTTGATAGCGTATCGAAACTTTGGGGNAATCAAGGATTGAAGAATGTTCAATTCGCAAACTTACTGCGTAAGAGATACAATGATCTGCTCATTGCGAGTATTTCAGAAGGCGGTTTGGATAAAGTCACAAGTGCCACAAAGAACGGAGTCAGCATGGGTAAGCAAGTTGGCTTATCAGTTCCAGATACAATGGAAGCAATGAGCAAAGCAATTAGCTACATTGACATGGGTCTTGTTCCACAAACTACACGCACATACGGCAGGTTTTGACACGCTTGGCTAGTTAATGGCAATCCTCGATCAATACGGCAACTCTATCCAATACAAGGCAGCACGAGCGGCAGCCAATTCGACGTATCTCAGCGGCAATCATAGACCTTGGCAGCCGATTGAGAAAAAGGATATTTCCGATCTAATCCCAGAGGCGGATCGTGTCAATTTGCAGAGTCAAGCTCGCAGGATTTACATCAACTTTGGAGCAATCAAGAGTGCAATCAACCAACGCAGTATGTATGCTGTTGGTCGTGCTTTTATGCCAGAATTCAAAGGACAAGACGTAGAGTTTGGATTGATTGCATCTGAATGGTTGAACAATACGTTCTATCAAATCGGAGATACTCGCGGAGGAATGCACGATTTCAAAACAAACCTTTTCACTTGGTCTAGTGCTATTGATATCGACGGAGAAATCTTTATTCTGCTCACAGAAAGCAAGAATGGATTCCCTCTTTATCAAGGTATTCCATCGCATCGAATTGCAACTCCAAAAGGAATGAGAGATGGAGCGATGAGAGGCGGAGAGCTGAAGGACGGGATTATCTATCTTGCAAGCGGAACTCCGAAAGAATACGCATTTTGCGACAAGCAAGGAATGCTATTGGAATGGATTCCTGCTTCAAATATCATTCATCTTTACGACCCAGAATGGCAGTATCAAGGTCGCGGATTGACGGCACTTACTCATTGCATCAACGATTGCCGCGACATCCTGCAATCTACCGAATGGGAACGTCTGGCAATGATGCAGATGAGTAGCATCAGTCTTATCGAATACAACGACAACGGAGGAGCAGACACAGAAGATCCAAGGAATATGCTTCTTGGTAACTGTGATACAGCAAACAAAGGAATGGTTGTTGAAAGCATGGATGGCGGAACAGTTCGTTACTTCAAATCGAATAGCGGGGGCAAGATTGAAACCATCGTCAACAACAGACCTGGGAATCCGTTCTTGGATTTCCATGATCGCCTTCTCAAATCGGCGTATGCTGGTCTGAATTGGAGCTACGCATTCTACAATGGACACGCTGCTGGAGGTGGCACAGCACAACGCACAGAAATTGCAATGGCACAAAGAGCAATCGAAGATCGACAAGATCTCTTGTTCTACGCAGCAAGACGCATTGTTTCTTATGCAGTTGCTAAAGCACAGAAGCGTGGTGATTTGCCACAATCCGCTGACTGGTTTAAATGGGAATTCTCTACTCCTCCAAAGTTGACTATCGACGATGGCAGGGTAATGAAAGAAATGGAATCAGCATACAAACTTGGTTTCAAATCAGCAGGAGACATTACATCTGCGATGGGCAAGAAATATAGCGACGTTGTAAGAGCAAAGGCAGAGGAAGCTGCATTGAGGCAGGTTATCACCAAGGAGATTGAGGAAAAATATGGTGTCCATATTGATTCTCGCGAAATCGCTATGATGACTCCAAACGACCAACCAGATACTTTGAGGTCAGACAATATGGACGATGAAGATCCAAACGATGATCCATCTGCTAACGAAAGACTTCAATTTGAAAACTTGAAAGCTAAGTTTGATGCTTATGGTGTAGCAGTTCGATCTGGTGCAATTACTCCATCAGAACTTGATGAAATCGAATTCAGAAAGGCAGCAAATCTTCCAGATATGTCTCCAGCGGTTAAAGGAGCATGGAGAGAAGACAAAGGATTCCGTAGACCAATTACACTAGCACAAACAGTCAAGAATGCGATAGGACTTGGCAGCTCAAATAGTGAAGATCCAGCTCAACCATAACTAAATTTATGCCGATTGATTTCAAACCAACTGAGGCAATGGCTGAAGAAGCCAAACTTGGTCTTGCATGGAGAGAAGAATTTAACCGAGGCGGTACTGAAGTAGGAGTTGCTAGAGCAAGAGACATCAGCAACCGCAGAAACTTGTCACCAGACACGATTGGTCGGATGGTAAGCTACTTTGCAAGGCACGAAGTTGACAAAAAAGGGCAAGGATTCTCACGAGGCGAGGAAGGATATCCATCAGCAGGAAGAATCGCTTGGGCTTTGTGGGGCGGAGATGCTGGGCAATCATGGGCTAACGAAAAAAGCCGACAAATTGACACCGAAAGTGAGAGTAAGATGCAGATTCAAATCAACAATAAAGTAGGCAAGATCAAGTTGAACGATGCAGTAACGCCTTGGAGTGCTGATGAAGTCATTGGAGAGATCGAAAAACAATATGGCAATCAAGCAGTTGTGGAAAACATGACAGTTGGTGGCTTCCAATGTTCAGCAGATAACGCACTTGATACGCTTGAGATCGAGATCAATTCTCCAGGAGGAAGCGTACTGGATGGCTATCGCATTTACAACTCTTTAATGCAAATGCGTAGCCGTGGAGTTGAAGTTATCGCAACTGTTAACACGCTGGCAGCCTCGATGGGCAGCGTTATCCTTATGGCAGCTAACAAAGTAAAGATTGTTGAAGGCGGTCGTATCATGATTCATGAAGCATCGCAGACTGTATCTGGCGATAGCGAAGATCACGCACGAGCAGCAAAGAATCTTGAGGAAATTTCCGAAGAAATTTCTGTGATTTATGCAAATAGAACTGGTGCGAAGCCAGAAGAAATGCGTGAACTCATGAAAAAGGAAACTTGGATGGGAGCAAAGGAAGCAGTAGAGCGTAAATTTGCTGATGAGATTTTGAAATTTGACACGAGTTCAAAGAATATGAATATCCTTTCACGATTATTCCCAGACAACGATCAAGTTTCCCAGATCGAAGCCCAAATTCAAGAAGCCGATTCTATCCGTGCCGAACTTAAATCCGCACAAGATCAAATCTCAGAGCTTCAATCATCTATCCAAGATCACGCGATTGTTTCAAGCAATCTGATCGAGGCACAAACCAAGCTCAATGAATTTGAAGCATTGGTTGAAAGCAAGGATCTGGAGATCGCTAATCTGAAAGCAGAAATTCAATCAGTTGACGAGAAAGCAGCTATCAAAGCCGCTGAACTCCTCGCACAAAACGGACATCCACAAGCCGTTAATCTTAACGATGACGATGGCGAATCCATCAAATCAATGTCTCTTGAAGCATTCAATGCAATGACTCCGCATAAGCGTATGTCGTTCATCAAAGAAGGCGGCAAGATCAAGTAAACTCTCAATCTAATCAAATAACAATATGGCTAATACCCTCACTAACCTAGTTTCCGATGCCTACGCTGCATTGGACGTCGTATCTCGCGAACTCGTGGGATTCATTCCATCCGTAACTCGTGACGCTTCGGTGGATCGCGTTGCAGTTGGTCAAAACGTTCGTTCGTTCAAAACCGCTGCTAATACCGCAGGTAAAGACATCGAAGCAGCAATGGCATTCCCAGCTGCTGCTTATCAGACTGTTGGTAACGACGCTATCACCATCAGCAAAGCTCGTGCTTTCCCATTCAGCTGGACTGCTGAGGAGCAATACACAGTTAATGCTGGTGCAGGAACTCTTTCCGTTGCTCAAGACCAAATCGCTCAAGCATATCGTGCTGCTGTTAACGAGATCGAAAACGACCTTGCAGACGCTGCCGCACTTGGTGCTTCGGGTGGTATCGTTCCCAACTCCTCTACTCTTTTCAGCTCCAGCTTGAAAGATGCAGCATTTGCCAAGAAGTTCCTCGATGATCGTGGTGCTCCTCTCAGCGACCGCCACATGGTTCTCAACACGACCGCTTCCGCAGCAATGCGTGGCTTGACTCAGCTCTCCAACGTTGGTGATTCTGGTGAAAGCTCGCTGCTCCGTCAAGGCGTTCTCAGCAACCTTATGGGCTTTTCCGTTCGTGAGTCTGCTCAAGTTGGCTTGACTGCTACTGCTACTGGTACTGGCTACCTTGTTGACCTTGTCGCTGGCTACCCAGTTGGCACGACTACCTTCCACGTTGATACTGGTACTGGTACGATTCCAGCAGGTTCGCTTGTGAGCGTTGGTGGCAACACCTATACTGTCGTGACTGGCTTTGCTGGTGACGGAGATGGTGACATCACCATTGCTGCCCCAGGACTTATCAAGGCAATCGCCAATAACGATGCTGTGACTGTTCTTTCCGCTCAAGATGCAAACGCTGCTTTCAGCCGCAATGCTATCGTTCTCGCAACTCGTCTTCCAGCCGTGCCAATCGGAGGCGATGATCTCGCTCTTATGCGTGAGGTTATCACCGACCCTCGCAGCGGTCTGAGCTTTGAGCTTGCAGTCTACCCAGGATATCGTATGGTTCATTACGAAATCGGCGTTCTTTGGGGAGCGAAGGTTATCAAGCCAGAGCACATCTGCTTGTTGACCGACTAATTTCTAGTGTTGTTCATTGCATGGTCAAAAGCCGTCCTCAGAAATGGGGGCGGCTTTTATGCTTTTATTGACAAGCCGTCTTAATAGATGAGCGGAATAGATAGTTTCCTTTTGAACGCATTGGACGAGGTAGATTCAATACTTGGAACAGTAATTATGAGTGTATCCAATCAATCATTTAAAGTAGTGATTGATGACGTTAACAAATCAACAACTGGAGATGACGTTGGATTAACCGCTGAATACGATGTCATTGCTTGTGCTCAACCAAGCGATGTGACTAATCCGAAAAGCCTAATCAACAAGAGATGCACATTGGATGGTTCTCCTTATCGAATCAATCAAGTCAGAGTTGGAACTATCGCCGTCTACTTCGTTCTTACAGATATTAACAAATGAACATTCAGAGACAGTTAAAATCAATCATGATCGACTATCTCACGGCGTATAAACCCGCTGAAGATATCGAAGTAATAGACGCAAAACGTCTGGATCTGGCTACGCTTCCAACCATTGCGGTAGAAGTTACAAATGAATCTGCTCATTCCCAAGCACTTTGGAACGTCATAGTCTGCCAAGTTTCAATTCTTTATCGTGTTCACGCTGGGGATATTGAGCAATCCGAGCTGGATGATCATCTGGAAGCAATAGAACGTGCCATTCAAGATCCGAACAATATAGTTGTTCTAGGGGATGAATCCAGCCTTGTGATATTCAACTGGCTTTATCAAGGTTCTACGCAGGATTGGAACGATTCGATGGTAGATACTGTATTTACAGCGGAATGTATTGTGACGATAAAACCGATCAATTCAAACTGAAATTTGACATGGCTTTATAAGCATGGCAGCAACAGTTTATACCGCAGCATCAGCATCTGATCTAGTTTTCGCACTTACGAACGAAACTGGAATCATCCTTACCAACTATTCTCGCAATGTTTCGCCCGTTAAAACGGAAGTGAGAGACGCTGAGAACGAAGTCGTGGCAGTTGCATACAGCGGCATTACCGCTGCAATCACTCTTGATGGCTTTATCAATGGCACGACCGAGTTTGAGGTCGCAAACCTTTTGACTCTCGCAAACGACACGAGTTCTTATGGCTTAACGGGCGGTACAGTTATCGTCGATTCGGTCAATGAATCACACGCACAAGGCGAGTTCAAAAAGGTTTCTGTTTCCTGCACTCAATATGCAGAAACGATGACTGCTTAATCGTCAAAAAACCCTGCCGTCGGGTTTGAATAGGCGGCAAATATATTATGAGCCAAGAAATGTTTCACACGACAAATCTCAAAGCTGC